GATGCTGCAGGAGTTGCTTTCTTAGCAAGAATACCCTTATTATTAGGAACAAGCTTATCCTTAAGAGCAACAGTATTATCAGCAATCATATTTGTAGTCATAATATCGCCAACATGAGTCTTAACAAGACGTGGAACCATAGTAGTTCCTTCTGGCATTAATTGTTCAGTGTAAGGCCCAACAATATGGAATGGATCTTCATTGTAATGAATTTCATACATATCAGGAGCAGCAGTTACATCATCTACAGGGAATGACTTTGCATTATCACCTTCGCCAAAAGTAACTTTACCATTAGCAAATTTAATGCTACCATCTTTTGCGTCAACGCCATTACCATTGTAGTAACGAGATTGTCTATCCCACATTTCATCAGGTTGAAGATTACGATCCTTATCATAACCGCCACCAAATGGGCTATATACACGAGCTTGATAATTATCCTTAATCATTGCGAACTCAGCATCAATTTGATGATCGCGATAAAGTTTAATTTCATTATATACTAATAACCATTCGCCAGGACCAGTAAAGTCTACAACGCCCTCAGCATAGTCATACTTTGCGAATTGACCATTTTCAAGAATTTGAATATCAGCAGCGGCTGGAAGTTGAGCATATACCTCTTTAGTAGCTTCGCCAGAGAGGTGGTTACCTTCAACTTGGCCATATCCATAACCATTAGTCTTAATATATCCAGCTTGGCTTTCAATATTCTTTTTTAAGAAATCACTAAGCATTTTATATTATCCTCCTCAATTAAAATTTCCTTCATTTTTAACTTCAATAGCACGAGCTACCCAAGCGGGCATATTTGCATAAGCATCATCAACAGTGCTATCAAGATTATAGGTAGTAGTTTTAACTTCTTCTTCTTTCTTCTTTTCAGAGTCATTTAAATCAAAACTTACTTTATTACGTACACAAATTACTGATAATTTAGCTTCAATTTCATCAAGACTATACTTATCAATATTGTCAACGCAATCTTTCTTTTGTTCCTCATTTAACATAAAGAATGATTCAATTAATTTTTCTTTTTTATCTTTCTCAATACGATTCTTAAATTTAATTAATTCTGCATTATCATTAGTTAATTGAGTAATAGTAGTATTTAATTCTTTTACTGAATTTTCAAGCTCATTATATTTAACTAATAATTCTTGATATTCAGTAACTTCATCAAGGTTATATTTAGCCTTTTTCTTTTTCTTATCTTCATCTTCTTCTGATTCTTTATTATCTTCATCAGTCGGAGACACTTCAGATTTTTTATCTTCTTTAGAAGAATCTGAATCTGATTTATTATCTGTAGGTTCTTTTTCTGGTTTTGTATCTTCAGCATTCTTTTTATTAGACTCTTCTTCTTTTTTCTTTTTAAACTCAACTTCAAACTTTTGAATATCTTCAAGAGCAAATTGAGCATTATCAGAAGGATTAAAATCTAAAGTTACCTATGTAATTTCAGTACCAGGAACAAATCCTTCCTAATCAGTTAAAGAGAAATCTAAACGACTATAAGTTAAATTTTGACGATCTTGAAGAATAGCAAATTTTTGATTATTATCTTCATAGACGCCGGCAACTGTATATTGCAATTCATTATTATCGCAACGACAATTTTCCCACATATAGTCATAAATAGCATCCCAAAGATGACCACCAATTTCAACAGTATAAGTATTAAACACTGGTGTTCCTCCTTCATCGTTACTCAAAATTTCTTTCATTGTTTTAATTAATGAAAACAATTCTTGCTTAAAATTATCTTCAAAAGAAAATTGCACTTTAGAAATAGATGCTCCTTCAAAACATGGTTCAACATCTTCACCTAAAATACAAAGTTTTGACATAATTGCTTCATTGATAATGAAAAACTATGGTTTTCCATTATTATCTTTTGTCCAAACCGCATCTAAAGTATTATCATCTAATTCCATAGATTGGTTATTTCCATGTTCAATAATTCTCTAAGATTCTGGGTATTGTCCAGTCCATATGTAACCTTCAGTTACTAGATATTCATGGGCAACACCATCATCTTCAAACCACTAAAACCAAACTTTAGCATCCATTGAAACAAAACCATATGGCTTAGTTGTATCACTAATTTTTATAGTGCCATTTGAAATTTCAATAGTCCTATTATGTTCCTCAAAATCTTTTTTATCAGAATTATAATATCCAACAATAGGACATCCAGGAATTGAATTAGCTAATTCTTTAGCAACTTCTTTTGTAATAATGCTTCTATTACGATTAGCTTCCTAACCTACATAACAAACCTTAATTTGACATTTTGAAATAAGAGGATTAACAGGTTTAATGTCTAATACTTCAATAGGCATATCTGTCATATTTATGCTAACATGCATGCTTGTCCTCCTTTCTTTAACTCATAGCTTCTTTATTTTTAATAGTTTTCTCAGATTTCTAATCATCTGGTTTTTCTGGTCTTCCACCAGTATTACTATTATCTGATATTTTTTGAGTTTTATTTGAGTTACTTTGATTTTTTGTGCCCAAAATATCTTCCCCACTAACTGTATTACTACTTAATGGAGGGATCATTAAATTAGGTAAGTCAAGTATTTCATTTTCAAAGTATGCTAAATTAACAACTGAACTCTATGAATGCCCAAGAGCAACCATAGGTAAAAATTTAGACTAACCATTGGCTGTCAAATCTCTATAGGTTTTTGACATATCTTTATAATTATACTAAGTAGTTTCCATCATTACAAAAATAAAATTAAATTTTTTGTTTGTACTCTTTTTATCTACTAATTTATTAAAAAATATATCAAACTATAAAATTAAATTACGCATTGTTGATTCATCATCTAGAATTGATTTTTCTAGAGATAAATTTCCATCTGTATTGAATAGATTTCTTGAAACACCAAGAGCATTATAAACAGCTCGTTCAACTTTTTCTAAATCATCTGTTTTAGTTGTGGTATTTTTATCACTAATATCAATAGAATCAACATCAGCAAAAGTAGTTACAACATCAATTCCAATAGCTTTGCTCAACATCGCAACCATTGTATTATGGATATCTCTAGCTTCATCCACATCAAAAATTAAATCACCATTTTTATCCATTGGTAATTTTTGTACTAATATTTTTAAAAGCTATTGCATCTATTTTTTTCTATCTAATTCTTGAGCCGCATCTAAATCAATTATAGTTGGAATTGCATTTAAAAAAATTGGAATATCACTACCATTTATATTAAATTTAATAGTACTATTAGGATCTAATAAATACCAACCCTATTGTCCTTGATAAACTCCATTTGTATTATCAAACCAATCAGTTTCTATATCTCTTAATTTACCTTGTTTATATAACATATAACCCTTAGCAAATTCTTCTGGAAACATTTTGATAACTTTAATCCTATAAGCTGGATCAACGAATTTATCATCAAAAAATGCCATATTAAATTCAACAGCTGGTTGCCCATTTACAGAAAATCTAGAACGGCAATATTCCAATGGTAATTCTTGTAATTCAATTCCTTTTGCGTTATTAATTATATATCCATAATAACAGCCATGTTTTACGACTTTTAATGCTATATCGCCGCAAATTTTTTTAATATAAGATCTATCTAAATAAGATAAAACTTTAACATATTCTTCTAATACTTTATCTGATTTAGCATTTTCTTTTACATTCTCTGGATAAATATACCAATCATATCTATAAAGAAAAGCAAAATAATTACAAACAGTTTGATATATTCCGCTTGCATTATAAAAAAAATCAGAAATAATTTTCATCTTTTTGTAATCTTTTTTAACAATAGCGGCATAGATTTCTTTTTTATTACAAAAAGGTAATTTAGTTTCTTTTAAAGTACCTAAATCTAATAAAGCATCTTCTAATGTTTTTACTCCTACTTTAATTTTTCCATATTCAGAAATATTCTCATTATTCTCTTCTATTGGAAAACCAAAGTTAAATAAGTCAAAGCCTTTATTATGGATAGTTTCTTGTCTTTCCATGTTCAATACGCTATCCTCCTTTAATAGCCAGCTTTATGCATTATATAATCATAAGTAATTAAGTTCTCTTCTGTATAAGGAATTTCAATTAATTTTAAGCCATGTAATGCACAAAATCTTCGCTTTTTATTATCATTATATTTTTGCTAATAAAATCCTTTTTTCCCGCCAAATTTCGCTGTAGGTTCATAGTGCTGTTTTCCTTGATATTCAATAATAAAATCAATTTTACCATCATCATCAAAAATTACAAAATCAAATCTAAGTGGCCGACCATTATCACTTCGGAGTTCTGGAAAAATATATTCTTCTTCAAAAGTTAACCCAGCCTAGTCTAAGATTTCTTCAATTTTGATTTCTCCTCTACTAGCTCTCATTCTCTTTGCCTCCTTAAGTTATAAACATCATATCGGTAACTTTAAATTTTCTCTTCTTCTTTTTACTATCTTCTTCAACTTTTATATAATATAAGCCATATTCAGCGGCAGAAAATTTATCTTTTCGGATTCCTTTATTAGCCTATTTTAAAATAATATTGATACCTTCGTTTTCTTCTCGAAGGTTCATCATTTCCTCTTTTAATATGGAAGTCAGCGTAAATGGTTTTAAATATTCTGCCCTTTGTTCTGGGGTCATTTTTTGTCCACCTTTAGTATTTAATAACTTAGCTTTTGCAACTCTTTCGTCTATTAGAAGCTTTACTTTTCCAGCATTTAACATAGTCTAAAAATTAGCATGAGCTTCTGAATTTTCAGGTGCCTAAGCTTTCATTAAATACATAGCATCTTCTTCTGTCTCATTAGTATGAAATTTTTTATAAGATTCAGCGGCATTTTCCTATGTACCACCATAAACACCAAAATCAGGGAAATCTTCTTGAGTTTCATTATCATGCTATGGTTTAACCATATAATCAACTAAGCCAATGCCCAAACCATTAGCATCAATTACTAATCTTTTTGCTTTATATTTATAATATAATCGTTTTAATTTAATAGCCTAATCTTCAAAATGTTCATCATTCATAGTATAAATATTTACTAATGATTTAACAGATGGACCAATAGACTATGGAGTAACTTTCCATACACATACGACACTGTCGCATCCTTTTCGTCCAACGTCAACTGATAAAATATAATAACTCTTAATTGAAGAACGGCCAGAATGTTCATATTCGGGTTGATTTAATATTCTATGTTTGTCAAATGTTTCACCATTAAAGAAAGCATTTTCGGCAGTCCCAGACCACTTACTTTCATATTCACGGTCAAAAGATGCTTCATTATAAGTACCATCTCGTTGTAAATCCTGTAAAAATGTTCTATCTAATAGTTTCATTAATACTGGAATACGCCAAGTTCCACCCATAATAAATGCTTTTTCTGGTTCAGTTATCATCCAAACTAATAATTGAATTAATTTATCATATGCAAAAGTGCCTTTCCATCCAGCAGTTGTAACATAAATCTAACTCTTATTTAATGTTTCTTCTGGATATGATTGTCCATCCATCGCTAATCGTGAAACGTTCATTGTAGGAATAATAACTTCTGAAAGAATTTGCCCATCAACACCGACACATTCTTCTATAAGACCACCATGACGACGTTTACCACGAGATTTTTCTGTCGCTGCAATATTATCAAAATATGATCCATTCTTAAACATAAAAATACAATAATCTTTGCTAATTCGTGTTTTGCCTGGTCTATGGTCTAATTCTTTATCTAATGCTGGGATTAATCTGCAAAGTTCATCAACTTTTTCTTTTATAATACCAGCAGCCTGTTCTTTACCACCTGATGTAACAAATAATTTTGCTCTTGGATAAAGAATACAACGAATCATTAAAACTAATACAGAAAGAAATGATTTTGAATAAGCACGTGGGAATACCATATAAACATATTTATATCGCATTGCCGCACGTAAAAATACTCTTTGATAAAAGAAAAAATGTAATCCATCATCTGGAATTTTACCATCTAATCCAGTCTATAAAAAATCAACAAACATATCGGGATACTCTCGCCAATAACTGACATATTGTCTAATATATGGTTTTAACGGTCCAATACGTTCTTCTGATATACCAATTTTTCTAGCCTTAGATGATGATAAATTTAATAAATCTTGTAATGCCATTTTAAGTTAAAATTTCATCATTGTCAAGTAATGACGCTATATATTCTTCATCATCCATAGCTTCATCATCGACAAGCTCCTTTAATTGCTAAAAGTCTTCATCTTTTAAGAAGGCTTTTTCATCTTCATCAAAGAGTTCAGCTTCAAAGGCATCATCGTCACCAGCTGCATCGGCATCGCGCATTGCTTCTTTTTCTTTATCTAATTGGATTTGTCTTACAGCACTTTCAATTAAATTACCAAGGTTCATTTCTTCTGTTACTAATGTTCTAGTATATTTTTGTAAATCCTATAATGTTCTGTCAACTTTATCTTGTGGGCCATCCACATAATAACGAGGGAAAAATCCATCTCGTTCGCACATTGCAATTAATTCACTAATTGAATCAACAGCATTTCCACTATCAGTTTTATTCTAAGCAGCTGTAAATTTACCGCTTTTCATTAACATATCATACATTTTAATTGTTTTTTGAGCTCCATCAATATCACCCATATCTAGCAATTGATTTGCTTTTAAAGATGTTTTGCATATCATCTTTAATGTATCAATATGTCCCGCTGATTGTATATCGTATGATTCCATCATTTCTTTATACAATTTTTCTAAGTAAATCCATTCGTCTGGTTTATAAGTTTTACCCCATTTTATTCTAAGTGCTAATTTTTCTTCATCAGTCAAAGCATCTACTATAGTAGTGTCTTCTGGCTCATTCTCTATTGTTTCAAAATCCTAATATACTGGTGGGGGAGGGGGAGCATTAAAATCTTCTTCCTCATCTTTGTTAATTAAACCAGCTTCAGCAACTGCTTTATCTATTTCTTGAATATCATATCCTTGGCGTTTCATAGCTTCTTCAATTTTATGTGCCGCCTATTCTTGAAGATAAGCAGTATCTTTCCATCTGTATTCTCTATACTATTTGAGTTTCATTTTAGAGATATAACGACCCATAATAGTAGTTCCAGTTACAGATGCTTTGTCTCGTCCATATGAAAGTAATAATTTATTCCATTCATCTGGAACATATGGAATATCGCATTCTTGCATTATCCATAAAAATGTATCCGGATTCCAGTTGTCAACATGCATTGTAATACAATCTTTACACATGTTAAGTCTGCCAGCCGGATACTTTACTAAATCATTTGACGTATAAAAATTATCTTCATTTTTTGTTCGTTTGCATTTTTCACAAAAACGCTATTCTTTTGATCTTGGCATAACTCAGCCTCCTTTTATAATCATCACAAAAGGCTGATATCATCTAACAACTTTTGTCCTAAAAAATTTTTTTATTTATTTTTCATTAAAATAAATACTATCTTCAAAATGAAATCCCATAAATCCTTTTAATTGCATTTTACTTACATATCTTCCAATATTAATAGTATTTGGGTGGTATTCATTTAATTTATTCCATTCTTCTTGTATAAATGGAATATCTAGTTCTTTACAAATTTCTAATATATTATCTTTAAAATTATTTTTTATACATTCTTTACAATAATGGCTACTCCTAATTAAATGTTTACCTTCAGTATAATGTAAATAAAAATCATTTAAATCTTTATACGTATTACATAATTTACAATATTTTTCCATAAAAAACCTTTAATTAAAATTTTTCTTTTAATTCACTTAATAACTTTTGCCCAAGCGCATCTTCCCCTTGGGTCATTTTTTCTTATTACGGCAGCATTTACAAATAGAGTAAAAGCCATCTTTACTAGTTTTATTTTTACTAAAATATTTATTGTGAGCTAATTTTACCTCACCGCATCTACTGCATCGTTTAAATTTTCCTGGCTTCACTTGAGTATAATACCAATTTAAATATTCATCCTCAGCAGTGGATGCTATTAATGTTGGAATTTTGCGACGCCATAAACTAGAAATATATTCAACACTATGCTTTATACCAAATTCTTGTTGAAGGGCTGCTTGAATATCTATATTTTGCATGCCATCAATTTTATATTCTACAAGTCTTTTATATAATGGGTAGGCTTCTAATGCTTTATCACATATATTTTCAAAATCATAAATTAAATACCACATATCATTTTCAAAATAACCCCAACTATCTTCTTTTAATTTTGAATAATTACATAATATTCCAGAGCAAACAGCAGGATCTATTAAAGTAATTCCTTTAGAAATTAAATTATCATCTTTGTCAACAATTATTTCTCCTTCTAATGGAAGAACATTTTTTGAATGAGTAATTTTTGTAAGAGTAATTGGTCTACGATATGCGTTTTTAATTATATATTGATCTTTACGTAACTCAATTAGAGTAGATTTAATAATATAAGCTTGTCGGCCTTCTGTAGTTTTTAATTTAGTTTCCCAAATATTTATGGCTTCTCTTAATTGTCGTAAAGGTTGTATTTCTTCTATATCTTTTTTTGTTATTGTTATTTTTGGCTAAAATATAATATTTTTATTTTCTGTTATTAAATTGTAAATTCCATCTTCGCCATTTTCAAATTGGGACACAAGTCCTTCAAAAGAGGTTTCTCGTTTATTTACAGTAGTCATGCGGTTGTCAGTTAAAATTTTACGTTCTTTACGCTCTTGCTTTTCCATACATAGAATAAGATAATCAGCCATTATTTCAAGATATTTTTCTCCTGGATTTGGATTATCTTGTAAAATTTGTTTGACTAATTCATTTCTATCTTCTGGTTTATCGAGCGTATAGTCTAATTTAATCAAACTATCAACCTCCACTTAACGATTTCTCTAACATAGATTATACTAAAAAAAATTTTGTTTGACAAATTTTTAAAAAAATTATATAATATTATTAGAAAAATATATATATAAAGAGGTTTTAAAAAAATGAAATTAATAAAAGAAAATACTACACGTAAAGTTGATACTCTTGGTAGAGTTAGTATCCCCAAAGGGATGCGTGATAGACTTAATATTAAAGATGGTGAAGAAATGGATTTTTATCTATTAGAGGATGATTGCGGAAATCAATATGTAGCATTGACGAAACAAACTGTAGATAATAATAAATATGTCTTTACCGCCAATGTCTTAAAAGAACTTGGACTAGACGTTCCTGAACAATTAGAGGCATTAATTTGATTTATACTAGTTATTTTGGGAATTACAGGCATTTTGGTAATTTAACTCCTATTGGAATTACAAGATACCCACCAGTTAGCTTTAAAGGATTGAACTTAAAAGAATTGGCTCCTAGTGAATAGTTATTAAAATAGTATAAAAATAATTAGATTGATAATTATGTTTTTGAAAAAAAATATATTGAAGAACTTGAAAATTAGGGGTTAGATCCTATGACTGTAAAAGAAAAAATTGGCGATAATGTTGTACTTTGTTGTTATGAAAAACCAGGTGATTTTTGTCATAGGCATATTTTAATTAAATGGCTTGGTGAAGGACAAGAATTGTCGTGATTGAAATTCAAAATTGATTTAGAAAGTTTTTGGGCCAGACCAGACTTTGTAACAGTTTTTTAATTTTTTTCTTCCCGAAAGGGATGCCCCCCTTCATTTCATTTTCAATAAACATCTACTAAAAGTATTGAATACTTTTTTGAAAAAATTTTAATAGTAATGAATGAGCACCCCTTATTTGCTCGCCCCGCTGACAGCCAAAGCGGGGCGAGTTTTGCTTTGTTACAACTCTGTAAATTTTTTGCGCAAAATGTTACAAAAATGTAACGGGCTGTCACATCCTGTAACCAAGAGCATCAAACGCATGTTTAATTAACTTTT